GTTAATGCGAATGATGCACTCCGATATTAATACTTTGGTACTAACTGGCGTTCAGGATTGCTGGGAGATTGCCAATAACAAGCATGATTTGCTGTTTCAAACGGTATTTGGCAAAAAGGCGAAGTTGTTACCATCGAGGGCATTGAATCGGTATTTAGCACCCAATATCCATGCGAGGGATGCGTTTCTCAACCGTTTGGAGGGAGGGTTAAACCTTTCTCAAAGGATATGGAGAAATACGGCACAATTCAAACAGGAGTTAGAACTCGCACTGGAGTTCGCAGTAAGCAAGGGGCAATCGGCCAAGACAACAGCAATACAGATGAGTAGATACCTTAACAATCCCATTGTTTTGAGAGAGAACGTTAATAGCCGTTTTGGGGAACAGAGGTTGCTGAATGCTGTGGATGTGGCAAGGCCTGGTCGGGGGATGTACCGCTCAAGTTACAAAAATGCCATGAGGCTAACGAGAAACGAAACCAATTTTGCCTATGAATCGGCTCAGATGCTACGGAGGCAGCAGCAGGATTTCATTGTGGGCATTAATATAAGTGTTGCTCCGAACTACGATATTTCGCTGGATAAGGGCGGTATTGTTTGCGCAGATTTACAAGGCACGTATCCAAAGGATTTTGATTTCAGCCAAAAGTGGCACGTAAACTGCCGATGTGTAGCAACAAATATTCTGAAAACACGTGATGAGATTGATGAAGATACCGAGCGAATAATCAAAGGGCAAGAGGTAACTGGAGAGAGTGTAAATCGAGTAACCGAAGTAAGCAATTTGGATTACATAAAAGAAGTTGAAGAACTAACAAAAAACTGGAAACGAAGACCCGTGTGGTTAGAAACACTAAAAATGAAAACAGCATGAGCAAACCGATTACGATAAATTTAGCAACGTACCCGAAAACTCGCAGATACTGTGAGCAAGTTCTCAATTCACTCCGTGGCATTAAGTGCGATGCCGTTCGTGTTTATTTGAATGAATACACCGAGGTTCCTGATGAGTTCCCGAAGGATGAGAAATTTCATTACCATATCGGGGAAGAAAATATCATGGATTCCGGAAAGTTCTACTTCATGCGAACGGGTGAATACTACTTTACCATAGATGATGATTTTATCTATACGCAATCCTATTTCACCAAGAGCTTGCGATTTATGCAGGAAACTGGATGCGTGGCGGTAACCACATACGGTAAGGCATTGAAGCCTAAACCGCAGCACTTCATGGATGCACACACGGTAATCCCGTGGAATGAGGATGAGGAAACGCCATACATCTGCAACGTGGCCAGTACTGGATTATCATTATACGATACGGATAAGGTATTTATTCACTCAAACTACTTCAAGTATCACGGCATGACCGACTTGGAGATAGCAAGGATGTTGCAGGATAAAAAGTTCCCGATTATTTGTAGGCCGCACACAACGGATGAGATTGAGTACATTGCCGGGGATTACCACGAAACGCTATGGGATAGGAGAGAGGAGTTATATGGAAAACACGCTGAAATACTGAACTCCATACCCGAGTGGAAACTTTATGAACATAAAAAAGTATTGTGGCTAACAAACTACATACATAGTTCACTAATCAATGAGGAGAAAATAACCCGAAGCGGGCAGTACCTTTGGATTCGTGCATTGGGTTCAGATGTGAAACGCTGGGCTGAAATAATCAACAAGGAAAGCATAAAGAGCTACGATATTATTCACATGAATTTGGCACCGAACGATTTGGATTTAGCACTTGAGGTAAGGGCTATTTTGGGCAAGGATTCAGAAACGAAACTCATCTGCCAAGCCGATCACTCGGTTGATATAATGAATGGAGCGTTTAACTTTCAACTGCTAAAACAGGCTTTAAATGCAGCCGATTACGTAATGGGTGTTGAGGAGTATCAAATAAAACTATTGAAGCACTTAACCGATAAGCCAGTTCTATTCGTTCACAATCCTATTGATATTGATTTCGTTCGTGGCGTGGCCAAGGCACAGCAAGAAAATAGGATAGGGGTAATTTCTCACAACTATTTGGGCAACGAGGCGTATGTTGCACAAGCGTTCTATGATAAACGGTATCCTGTAGATTTGCTGTTCTATCAGGGCGATGATGCCATTCGATTAATGAAAACCTACACGAATGTTTACGGCAGCACAGATTACCTGAAATACTTACAGTTACTAACTCAGTACAAGGTATTGGTGGATACTCACCTATCCTATTCCATTGGCCGTTCCTGCATGGATGCAGCTGCATTGGGTATTCCTATGATTTGTAGTGAAAGGAGTGAATCGGCAAAGTACCTCTATCCCGATACGCTGGTTAACCCGTATGATGTAGGTAGGATTTCAGAGCTAACGGATAGGCTGATGAGCGATATAGTTTTCTACAAGGAGGTTGCCGAAACGGCACACGAGAGGGCAAAGGAGTTTGATTTATACAGGCTAAAAGATAAACTTTTGGAAGGAATATTTAACTTAAAAAACTAAAGCGATGAAGGAAAAAATCTTTGAAACTTTGAAGGGCGCACGTGAGCAAAACTCACAGGTAAGCGACCGCACGTTGGAGGGATTGGCAGAACAATACTCCAAGCTGATAACCACCGATGAGCAGTTGGGTAATTTTGATGCAAAGGGTGTGATTGAGAATTTGCAGGGCAATATCAACTTCGTTTTGAAAACGGAAGCCGATAAGTTGCAAGCAAAGCACAATGAGGAGTTAAAAAAACTCGAAGAGGAGAGAAAAAAACTCTTAGAACGGAAACCGCCCGAAAAGCAGGATGATGAACCCAATTTGGAGGTAAAAAGCCTCAAGGAGCAACTTGAGAAATTAACAACGCAGATGCAGGATTTACAGGCGGGTGCTGTTAAAGAGGGGCGATTGGCCAAGCTACGGCAAGCCTATGCAGGGATGCCGAAGGGTCAACTCGAAGCTGAGGAAGCTCTTTACGATTCGGTGTATGGGAACATGAATACCGATACATTCAATGCGGTTATTGCACAAAGAGAGGCTGCTAACAAAGTCTTTATTGAGCAGGCCAAAGCGAATGGATTGGATTTCAGCGTTCCATCCAGAGCACGGGAGGAACATCAGGATGGGCAAACACCCGTGTTGAAGCAAGCCCGAGAATTAGTTAACAAACAAAAACAAAAATCTGAGAAATGAAACAAATCCAAACGTATGAAGATGTTTTGAGCCGAAAAAACATCATCAACAAGGACAGGGCGTGGGATATTCCGGGAGGTGTCAGCATCAAGCCTGACAACCTCATCAAAGGGAGATTCCTACCAGAAGGAACGCCCGTGGCTCCACCCAATGCTTCTGGATACCGCAGGGTATGCAAGCAGGCATTGGTGCTGGAGGGTTCATCGGCAAAGTTACTTATTGTGGATAAGAAGTTTAACCACTTCAAAGAGGGCGATATTGTGATGAAGTCGAAAGGCACGTCCAATAAAGCCTATAAGATTGCAAGTGTTTTGGCAACGGCTGGCGATAAAGAGGTTTTGAAAGTTTCAACCGTTATTGCAACGGTTACAAAATCAACAAAGCCGTTCTTAATCTGTGAAGCCGCTACCGTTAGGGTTGGTACTACTACAACAGAGATTAAAACGAAGAGTACGCCCGATTGTATTACGAAGTTTGGCATGGAGGTACCAAATGCTGACCTTGTCATGCTACCGGTTGGGGTATATACAAGGGCTGATGTGTTGGAGAATACCATTGCTGATCCGTATCTTGACCAGTTGAAGCATATTAACGTTATTAAGTATTAGGAGGGATTGAGTCATGGCAAAATTACAACCGATAAATCCTACTGGCCAACTATTGACCATTGAGGATATCAGAGCGTACTACACCGAGAATCAACTCCCGACCGCAGCGATAGATGTGCATTTCCCGCTATCGCAAACGTTAGATGGTTCATGGCGTACTATCATGGGGCAAACCAATAAGCTTAACATCGCTGCTGACCCCATTGAGAGCAAATCGAGCATTCCCGTTTCGGGGCGCAGGGGCTATAAATCCGTTCAGGGTGAGTTGGCCACCTTTGGTAAGGCCTTTGAAATGGATGCCGATGATTTTGAGCGTTGGCACAAATTGCAAGAGAATTTTGCACGTATGCAGAACGCTGATACTGCTGCACAGCTGCTGGCCTTTTGGGATGATGATTTAGCCAATGTAAGGAGAGCATTGGATAACGAGCGTAGGTATCTATGCTACTCTTTAATCAGCAACGCCTGCTCGATTAGTTTCGCTGCTGCCAACAGCCCGTATTTGCGTGGCTTGGCCGCTATGGAATATCCTATTGAGAGTTGGCAGAAAGATTATCATTCTGGTAACAACTGGAACGATGCGTCGAAGGATATCATTGGCGATATTCAAACCTACTTTATCGAACCGGCAAAGACGAGGGGTTTCAAAATCCGTAGCATAAAGGTTAGTTCAACGCTGTTTAACTACATTCGCAAGAATACAGCCATCCAGAAGTATTGCGCTACGCTGGTTATGAACATATACAACACACAAGCACCTCCTACGCTTGAGGCTATTAACGCTATGCTTGTTGAATACTTTGGCGTGGATGCAATTCAGTTCGAGGTAATTGACGACCTGATTACAAGGGAGAATGCTGATGGTAGCTATACCACTGCCAATCCTTTCAATTCCGTTGTTGCAGTTGGCTCTCCCGAATCAACTGTTGGAAGGTTCCAATGGAAGCAAATCTACACTGAATCTCCACAGCGTGAAACGCAGGAATCATTCTTTATGGTGGGTTCTTACAAGGAGGAGAAGGATGTGCCTTACGGAAAGGTTTACGGCAAGGCTAATGCTTTCCCGGCTGTGGATGCTTACAATCAGATGATATTCTTTAAAACCAATGCATCAGGCTGGTAGCAATGAAGGTGGGTGAAGCCATACAAGCGTTAACGAACTATCCGATACCGAAGGGTACTATTGACCTCGTTTGTGCAAAGCGTGGTTTAGTTTCCACAGCCGAGGTATCGTTTAACCGTTCGTTTAATTTGGCCAAAGCAGATATTTACCTGTGGCTTTCAAAGGCTCCTAATATCCGTGAGCAGGAGGTAACTATTTCTTTTACCGAAGCAGAGCGCAATGCTTTGAAAAGGGATGCGAATAGTATCTACGATGAATACGGAGAGGGAGGCGGAGGCAAAGTTGGCTATGTAGGTGAAAATTTCAATTCGATATAATCATGGTTGAACTGGGTGAAATATCATTCTATACGGGTACAAGCACAACGGGAACGGATAGGTGGGGACATCCCCTACCTTCCCGACCCAGTTGGAGCGTGTATTATCCCTGCAATATCAAAGCTCAAAAACGTGAGCTAACAGTTTACGAAGGTGGGCAGTATCGTAGGGCTAACTATGTAATCCTTGTAGATGAGAAACACTTGGGGACAGCCGATTATTCGGATTGCAAAAAGGTAAGGTTGAAGGATAGCGATTGCAAGTGCATAGGCACTCATCAGGTTATCGCTAACAGCTATCAGAGATTAACGAAACAAAGGCAGATCATAGTATGATTAAGTTTGGCATGAAAAGAGGGGCAATAGATGCAGCGAGGCGTGAGATTCGTGCTTACAGCAAGCGGGTTGAGAATGCTATACTGATGCGTCTGGAGTTCGTTTTAGAAGAGCTGAAAAATCATGCTAAAACCCATGCCGGGTATAATTTTCACACGGGCAACCTCAACAGCAGTATCGGTGGAGGCGTTTACAAAAACGGTGCACTAGTAAGCTGGAGAGGCTTCGAGGTGGAGCAGGGCGGTGAAGATGGTGCAAGGATTGGCATTGAGTATTTGAACAATGTAATCCTGAAAGGTAGAAGTACCTACTCCGTTGTTATCGTGGCCGGCATGGAGTATGCTTCATTTGTCGAGAACTATTACAATAAGAACGTTTTGGCGCAAACGGAAATGATTGCGGGTGAGGCGGTTGAATGGGCTTTTAGAACGATGAAATGAAAACGGCGAATATCATAAAGGCAGATATCAAAGGATTATTGGATAACAGCCCTTTGGCTCATTATGTTGCCCACAGGGGCGGAGCCGTTTATGTGGATACAAGGCCAACCGATTCAACCAAGCCTGATTGCGTGATTTCTCTCCTGATGGGCGAAACGGGGCAGGTTTCTGTTAAGGGCTTGCTGCTTGTAAAAGTGTTCTACGCTGATAAGCTGTTGGGCGATACGTGGTATGAGAATATGAGCATGGGTAACGTGTTACAAAAGCTGCTATATGGGTTTAGCGAATCGCTAATGGGCAACCTGAAATACAACTTTAGCCGATACGGGCGACAGGTATTTTCTGAACAGCCGAAAGAGTTGGAGGCTTCACACCAGCGTTACGCTATTTTGAGAATGAATTTTAACATTAATAACCATTTGAAATGAAGAATTTTTCAGTAAACATAAAGAAGATTTGGTACTCCGTAACCGATGGTCAGGGTAGGCCAACGGATTGGATTCCGATGATTGATGATGTGAAGGAGGGGACACTGGCAATAACGCAGGGTACTCCTTCCGTTACGCCGCTAAAGAATGAGTTAGGCCAAACCAAGGCGAGTAAAATCGAGGCGAGCCAAAAGGAGATTGCGCTTGAGATTATTGGCCTTGACCCTAACCTCATTCAGAAGTTTGCCGGGGGTACATCAACGAATAGTGGTGATACCCATGAGTTCAAGGCAACGTTGGCACCGAACTCACTGCAAAGGCTTGGCATTATGGCTCTATCAGATAATAACGTTCTGTATGAGTTGCCATACGTTGAGTTCAGTGCTGCACCGCAAATTGATAATACCGCAGATGGACAGAGGTTCGTAGTGAATGGTGCTGCTCTCTATCCTTTGGATGGAACTACGAGTGATTTCTACTTCACCATTCTGAATGAAACGGCAGCGAAGAAGGCAGCAATAACAGCTTTTACCTTTGCTAATATCGTAGGCAACGCTACGATTAACTCAACGGCTAAAACCGTTACGGCAACCGTATCAAGTGCTGGCAGTGCTACATCAATCACCCCTCACATCACCGTGAGCAAGGGTGCTTACGTAAGTTCACCGTATAGCGGAGAAACGAAGAACCTTGCAACCACTACGGATTACGTTGTTGAGGCAGCCGATGGCACTAAGGAAACTTGGAAGGTTAAAGTAAATCAAGGCTAATGGGCGCAACCGTTAGGGAGTTGGCTAATCTGGCTTCGGGGCGACCCGAGGGCAAGATGTATGTTCGGTTTATGGGGGTGAAAATCCCCATAGACCTGACATATCTCAAAGTTAAGGTAGTAATTCAGTTGGCTGGATTTAGCGAAAAGATGAGTTTCCCCGAGGAGGATGGAAAATTATACATCAACTTTGCAAAGAACTATCCCGTGCTGATTGATTATGTGGCAACAGGATTGGCCAACGGGCGGAGATTGGCAAAGTATCCAATTCGCAGGGC